GCAGTATTCGTATTCATCGTGATATCATCACCAGATACCGTAAGATCACCAGTAACAGTAAGATCAGTTGCAACAGTTACATTACCAGCAAAAGCTACTGTTGAATTTGCTACCGTAGCATTAGGTGTCATTGTCATATGTGTAACATACGTACCGGCACTATTTAGATCATTACCGAATGTGATAACACCGCCATCTGCTACATTAATTTTCCACTCATCTCCAGCATCATCACCCTGATCTGCCTTGAGAACGATAGCTAATGGTGCGCCTTCTACGTTTGCAGCAATCTCTAATGCATCATTGGTTGTTTCATCATACTTTATAGTAATGTTTGAATCAGACCCTAAGATTAACGCTTCATTATCAATGATCATCACATCATCAGAGAATTTGAATTGATCTTCATCCTCCATCCATGTGAGAACCCCATCGTTACTCTCACCATCAAAGGTTACAGCGATATCGGTTCCAGCAGTGCCATCACCAATAGTGATTGCAGTACCTAATAGCTTCGTTACATCACCACCTTCAGCAGCAGTTCCATCATGCGAATGTCCTGAATCAGCAGTAAAGGCTAGTACTAGTTGGTCAAACTCATCTTCGGAATGAGAAGCCTGAATAACTTCGCCTGTAGCGATGGCACTTGCAGATTGTCTTGTGTATGTTGCTCCCATTATATCCTCTTTTTAGTGCCGTCCACCGGCTGTAAATTCTAATTGAAATCCATTTAATGTGAAGGAACTTGATCCATTATCTTCAGCTATTTTTACTGCAACAGTGAAACCACTTCCTTCTACAGACTGTCTAACTAATGGTTGTCCTCCTTCACCATAAACAGCTACCCCATACACACTTCTTTTTAATCCATACATAGCTGTTGCTCCTCCTTCAGTAACTAAATAAGAACTGGGCTGTGGAATATTAGAAGAATCAAAATCATATCTAACATATAATTCTGCACTTATTGAGCCTTCTGTTTTATAATTAGTGATAACTCTTTGCATACTTTTTCGGATACCGGGGTCACCTAGAATAAGATCAGGAGAACGATAAATTGCTTCTATATTAGTTCCAGAAAAAGTGAGACTATTTTCTTGTCTATATACAAAACCATCATATCCTCCATGTAATACTACTTCTATATCTCCTATATATTCAGAATCAGTACAACTTGGTTTTATTCCTTTTATATCTGACCATTGAAAACCAATTTGGCCTTCATTAGATTGTTTTATAACACCTATAATTCCTAATTGACTCTTTTCAAGAGCTGCTGTTACAGGAAAAAATAATCTATACTGAGATTTTTCACGAATAACAACAGAACTAATATTATCAAAACCTATGTCTTCAATACGTTCTTGTATTGGCTTACTTACTGTTCCTAATTCAACGTCATCAATTCTTTCAGTACCGGCTATAGTTCTTAACCCATCAGGAGCAAGATAGATAAGATCACCACCAATTTCTTGAATAGAGAACTTATCAAGACAACCAATATCTCTTGTGACAGGTTCTACTACAAAGTCTGCAATACTGTTTCCAGATAGCACATATATACTACTCTTACAGAAGATGAATAGTCTTTCACGAAAAACCATAATACCGATTATTTTATCATTCACCCTAATACTTCCTGCACCGTTCGCAGGAGTAAAATCATTCTCAGCAAACGGAGCGGAGAATACAAGTTCTTCTGAAGATGATTTAGCAAAGAACATGTGGTTTCTAAAAGCAAAGATAGATTCAGTAGCTGTTGGTGCTGTTCCTGATCCAGAACCAATAGAACCGTTTAGTAACGTATAAGTAGTTCCATCATATGATGCTGCATAGTTTTGTCCATCAGCAAAAGCTATTTTATTTGTTCCAGAAAAATCGTATCGTGTATAAGTATACGTATTAGCACTTGTTCTTGTATCCGTAATAGATGTCCAAACAGAAGAAATAATAGTAGTTTTTAAATATGCCACAGCAGTAGTAGTATTTGCTCCACGAGTACATCCAGTAAAAGTTTTACTTGTTTTACCAGTATATGTTATTTGCTCTGATCCAATATAAAGAGTACCAGAAGAAGCAAAGCCATCTGTATTCTCTACAGACATTGTAGTTACAGAATCAGTATGAAGGATGTTTAAAGTAGTTGAATTTGCTTTACCAACAACAGAACCCCTCGCTACTATAATATCCTCATTAATAATAGCAGTCATAAGAAGGGCACCTGAACCCGTTTTACTACTAGTACTTAAATTTGTATCATTAAATTCTAATATAACTGCTTTACTTGTTCCAGAAAGCCGTCTGTATCCTCCTTTAATAGAAGGTTCAAAATTTTGTAATTGAAGGGCAGAACCGGAAGACTGTGTAAAAGAATCTCTATTAAGGACCAATCCTCCATCAAGCGATACAATTTGCTGTTGGATATTTTCCATTAAGCTACATCATCTATAAGGGCAGCTACAATTAAAGCTGCACTTGCATCTCCAGTATCAGCAATATCTGAGGAGATAGCATGAAGATTTGCTACTGTAGTATTTGGTAATCGTCCAAACCACGTTTGAGAAGGTCCGATAAATACACCATCGACTAGATCGTTAGCGGCTGTACCACCATCAAAACAAACGTATACACCATCTGCTGAACTTGTATTCTTAATGAATAGGAACTTTACTTTATCATTGACATGTACAGCAGTAGGAGCAGTATCATCATCTACAGCAGCATAATCAAGAAAATATCCTGCAATTAAATCCGTACTAGTAGCAGTACAGTCAGTTAACTTATAGTACCATTTATCATTTGCATCATCAGGAGTAACAGTCATAGTTCCTGCAATAGTTTTAGCTATCTCATCTGGGAGAATAGTAGCTGATATGGTTACTGTTGCGTCATCTGCCATCTATCTTTTATCCTGTGAATGTTTCTGATACTGTTATAACTATATTCAGTGAACTTGCTGTTCCAGCAGTAGCTACAATAGTGTCTGATGCTTTAAGAGCAATTGGCCTAGAGTTAAGTAAGTCTACGATTGCATCTGCTGCTATACTTTTAGTTGTTACAAGTGGTATATCGGTAGAGGATATAACGGCTTTAGCAGTAAGATCGACAGCAGAGGTATTTAAATTATTAATATGAAACGTCTTTACCTCTGCTTCAAATCTAGCAGGACAGGTGTATACTGTACCTGAAGAACCTAAAAGCTGACCTACTGTCCTTAGTCGTGATTGTGGCTGTATTCCTGTAACCATTTAGAAGTACTTCGGATGCCGTGTGTTAGAACGACCACCTGCACCGATAGCCGTAGAGCGCATATAATCTGGTTTATTAATAAGGTCAATACGCATTCTAGTTATCTTATTTTCATACTCTGAATTTTTTAAGGATGCGGCTTGAAGATCAGCACGGAGTTGATGAACGTAATATTCAGAACGGGATACTACAGCATCTTGATATCGTGCGGGAAGAGCAGGTTCATCTGTTGATGCACTTAAATCGGTATGTGTTGCCCAATACTCATAATAGAAGGTATACTCATCATCTGGAATAGGAGTTAAACCAATCTTATCATCCTGCGTAAGATAGAAATAATCAGGTTTAGCTCTATTATCTGTAGTTGTTGGATCAAGATCACGTTCACGAAACTGGTTAGTAAATTGAGCATAAGGAATATAAGGGATTACTTTTATATCCGTACTAGCTTCAATAAGGTATGCAGTGTCTACATCTACAGATTTATATCCTGATACAAGAGCATACTCTGCTGTCCCTGCCACAGTCGTTATAGTTCCATCAGTATGCAGAAAGGGCCATTCAAGTTCTGCTGTATAGATATCATTAATACTACGATTAATAAATTCCTTGATAGCCGTTTGAATACCCTTACTATTTGCAAAATTAGCAGAAGTTAATTCTACTTCATTTAAAGCATGTAGTACCTTGTTGCTTAATGCTAGATAGTCCATTACGACTTTGTACCCTTTTTGATAACTGGTTTAGGTTCTAGGTGGATGAAATCGTCTCCTGATGCAATAAAGCAAATCATATCTTGTTTTGTCATAAGAATGCCGACTGTCCAACTTTTTGTCTCTTCGTTTTCATACAAAATTAGAACATTATTCTGTGCTTCAGGAGAAGATGAAAAACCCATCCACGCTTTCTGTTCTCCATATTGTTTTTCTGCCAACTTTTCAAAGTCAACAGTTGGGAAACATGGGGTCTGTTGTGCGTAGGATACCGTGTAAGAAAAAAGAAGGAGTACAAATCCTAGAATTAATCCACGTATCATTGTAACTCCTTCCATTTTATTTGTTTACGTAATTTCAACTGTTTTTCTATTCTTATGTTCTTCTTTTAAGAAGCGTACAACTAGGATACCATCTTCTAGTAGGGCTTCTGTTACTGTAACATTAGGAGCAAGATTAAAAGAACGAGAGAAC